CTCAGCATTATCCCGAAACATACTGAACCAGGCTTGGTTATCTGCAGTACTCGCCGTAAGTCCATTAAGTAACGAAGTGAACTTACCACCGGGACGTTTGATCATCCCCAAGGTAACATCAGGGTAACAGTTCAAAGCTTCCTTTACCTGACCCAAAGCCATTTTTTCATCGGCTTGCTGTGAGACACCACCAGTGTAGAAAGGGATGCGTTGAGATACTGCTGTCATCGTGAAAGAGCCCTAAATGGTTGATAGCTGTTGTAGAAATCACTACCTTTCTTAAATCCAAACATTGTGTAATCCCCTTCATTGCATTCATACTCAATGCAATTAGACCTACGCCATGTTTCAAAAGATGCCAAGGATTGGGTAAGATTTACATCACCAACAAGACGAATAGCACACCGTGTAGCAGCTCGTGCTGTGATGTAGTCGCGGAATACTTGTGGGAGATCTGGGAATTCTTGATACCACAACACATCAACTGAATATGTTTTACTGGTATCCCATACATCTGTATGAGCGATCTTATCATATAGACGACCGTTACGTATAACGGTATCGTAATTACTGTTATCTAATGTATCACTCAGATCCATCTGCAGCATACCAGCATCCAAGGGTAGATACCCATTAGTTTGTGGTGTGATAGGGTATTCAAACTCTCGGTTGAATGTCCAACCTTCAGCTTGTACCTCTCTTGAGACCTGCAGAAGTGTCTCGTATGCAATTGCAACTTCCGGGTTGATTACAGCCTCGACAGTTGTTCCATCCTCATAAGTGATGGTCTGTGCCTCAATGGTGGTTACAGGCGCCTGACCAATACACGATAAAATTTCATTAACAGCTTGCAGTGTAGCCGGAGCGTTATTGGTTAACGGCATAACAATAGTGTTATTAAAGGAATAAATAAAAGGGAGCCCCGAAGGACTCCCCATAGGGTTAGAAATCAAGCACGGCTACGTGCAGGCGCATCGCACTCAACAGGGTGATACGCAAAACGCAGGTTCTTGGTTTCAGAATAAACCGTAGAAGCAGCTACAGCAGAGCCGAAGCCCTGACGAGTCTTAGCTACGGAATTACGAAGAGCAGTGTTACCACCGGACACGCCAGTAGTAGCTCCACTCACACCGCCATTACCGGCAGCAATAGTAGGATTAGCCATAGTTCAATCAAGTAGCATATGGAAGTTTACCGTCTGCATCAGTCGAAGTCAGGACATACTTGGTTTCTACACCACCAGTCACTGAGCGGCCAACTTCAACAGGACGGGGCGGGTTGAAAGTCTCAGAACTTACCAGACCCACACCATTAGGTTCCCGAATGATAACAGAAGTACCAGCAGCAATAGTCATCAGTTAGTACCTCCAATTATCAGAGGTTCTGCAGCTCAATAGCAGCAGCAGGATTCAGAGTACCACAACCCATGGCCAGACGACCCACGATCAGGTCACCTTGATACATCACAGACACATCACCAGAAGTCGTCTGCACGGAGGGAGCCATAGCTTCCACAACACCAGCAGCATCCTTATAGTAGATGAGACCACAGTGGTTAGTGAAGTCACCAGTGTAATCGTTATTCTCACCAGGAGTAGCAGTAGAGATGTTACCAGCCAGGAAGGGCAGGTTGTTGGAACGCTTGATGGAGATACCAGCGATCTCATAGAGACCTTCACCAGAGGTGAGGTTACCTTGGCTGTTACCGAAGTCACGGTTCAGGATGTTGCTGTCAACCTGGCTCACGAGAGCATAGTACTGACGCGGGGACAGCACAGCGGTACGACCTTGCTTAGGCAGGTTCTTCTCATCGAGAATAGAAGCAGCCTCAAAGAAGGCATCAACCAGTGCTTGAGCATTATACTCATTACCAGCACCGATGTTGATCACGCTACCGCCGGGCTCAGGACCAGGAGCAGCAGTGATGGGGTGAGCTTCACGGGCAGACTTAGCGATCTGACGGAAGATCTTCTTGTCATAAGCCTCAGCAAGGGCATGACCGATCTTCTTAGCGATCTCAGAACGCAGGGAGTAGTGAGCAAGAGTTTCATCCAGATCATACACGAAGGCAGAGCTGATCAGAAGGTCATCACAGACGATGGTCTTCTCTGCCACCGGGGGATCACCAGAACCCAGGATCGGTTCACCGGGCTGGTGATACGATGCCTCCATACGGCCAGTGAAGATGAATTGCATAGCCTTTCCATTTTTCAGGGTACGGCTTTGCACAGTGCCCTTAGCGATTGTCGAAGACTCATACGCCTTGAACATCTCGCCAGAGAACAGTTTCAGATAAGTTGCATACTTGGTATCATAAGCAGTACCAAGAGCAAGGGGGGTAGCGCTCGTGTTATTAATCGAGCCTACCGAAGTAATAAGAGTGTTAGCCACAATAGAAAAGAGAGAGTTGTTTACAGTCTCCCTAAGCGCTTAGGAATTGCAAGGAATTTTCAGTATTCATTGCCATTCAAGTTTTTTGAAAAAGTGTCGTCTCTCCGACTGTCATGACTAAAGGGTATCGGTCGTAACCGGCCAATAGTCAATAGTGAAGGGAGGGATCGCACCTCCCCAAGCCGCACTAGCGGTTCACAGTTTTCGTGTACTTAACGCCACGATAAGTGTAGGTAACTTTGATAGCCATGGTAGTAAGCTCCAATGCCTCTGCGCGTTCCAGCCCGAGGCGTACCCGTCCCGAAAGGGATGAACGTACTTAGCTTACTTCTTCTTAGCTGTCTTAGCTGCCTTCTTAAATTGAGCAGCCGTAGGAGCACCTTTGGCTCCAGGCTTCCTCATCTTTTCTCCACTACCTTTAGCGATACGTTCGCGTTTGTCGTGGATGTTTGCATAGAGTCCTTGTCTAGCCATTAGCATTTCCATTTACGAAGGGCAAGAGCCTTCCGAGTAGGACGACCCTTTTCATCTTTCATCGGACCTTTGACACCACCCATCCTAGCACAGAATGAACGCTTACGAGGACCACCTTCAGGCTGTGGTGCCTTTAGGTTAGATCCAGTAGCGGCATTGTACTTACGACGGCCAGCAGCAGTCAGTCCACCAGATCTTGATTTATGTTCGCCAATCTTCAGACTGACTGATTTCTTTTTAGTCATTAGCCGATTACAGGTGCTGTATGTGTAGCCAAATCAAGTGGGAAGTTATGAGCATTCCGTTCATGCATTACCTCAAAGCCAAGGTTAGCACGGTTGAGGATGTCTGCCCAGGTATTCACTACTTGCCCTTGAGAGTCGATAAGGCTTTGGTTAAAGTTGAAACCATTAAGATTGAAAGCCATGGTCGAAACGCCCAAAGCAGCAAACCAGATACCAACAACAGGCCAAGCAGCAAGGAAGAAATGAAGGCTACGGCTATTATTGAAAGATGCATACTGGAAGATCAAACGTCCAAAATAACCATGAGCGGCAACGATGTTATACGTCTCCTCTTCTTGACCAAACTTGTATCCATAGTTCTGAGATACTTCTTCAGTCGTTTCACGAACAAGACTAGACGTAACCAAGCTGCCGTGCATCGCGCTAAATAGAGACCCACCAAAAACACCCGCAACTCCAAGCATGTGGAAGGGGTGCATAAGGATGTTATGTTCAGCCTGGAACACAAGCATGTAGTTGAAGGTTCCCGAGATACCCAAAGGCATACCATCAGAGAAGGAACCTTGTCCGAAGGGATAGACAAGAAATACAGCGGTAGCCGCCGCCACCGGAGCTGAGTATGCGACACAAATCCAAGGCCTCATTCCCAATCGGTACGATAGCTCCCATTCCCGGAGCATGTAGGCATACACACCGATAAGGAAGTGGAAGATAATGAGCTGGTAGCAGCCGCCGTTATAAAGCCATTCGTCCAGCGAATTGGCAGCCCACACTGGGTACATATGTAGCCCAATTGCGTTCGAGCTGGGTACCACTGCCCCTGAGATAATGTTGTTACCCCACATGAGGGAGCCTGATACTGGTTCACGAATGCCATCAATGTCAGTAGGTGGTGCGGCAATGAATGCGAGGATGAAGCAAGTTGTTGCGGCCAACAAGCAGGGGATCATAATTACCCCAGCATGGCCGATATAAAGACGATTTTTAGTACTGGTTACCCAGTTTAAATATGAATCCCACATACCCCGAATTGGGTTAGTTGGGCGCAGGACAGTTGCGGTAATCATTTCAGTTCTTTTTGAAGAGTTTGTAGATGGCATCAGCAACAGCAAGTGCTTCTTCTTCATTCATACAAATATGGCGAATTCGTTTATCACCTTTCTCAACATCATATACCCATTCAGAAATGGTACATCCATCACAATTTACATCAAGGTGAGTGTCTTCCACTGTGTACCAAAAATCTTCGTGTTCTTGAATACGAACTTGGTTGGTGATTTCAATAGGCATTTGAAGTTCCTTTGTGTATGAGAGTATTATAAGGCATCACAGGGACACTTGGAGCATCCCTTGTGTCAGTTCTTCATCTGTCCCAGTCATAGTATGTGGTAGTATTCCCAAAATTCAAATAATGCCAGAACAAATCCCTCATTCGTTCTTCATTTGGAAATCCGTCAAGGTGGTTCCACATATGGTTCCTCCAAGACCACACACAGAATTCAAAGAGAGAAATAGAGGTCCATATTGTCCATTTACGAAATGTGTCAGTCATGTTTGGGGTTGTGCAATAGTAACCATGGTAGTTAATTAAGACGTGTTACTTTGACTCGTCCAACTCCAGAACCAGTGAGACCGATAGTATCAGCCGCACCTTTACTTAGATCAAGAGTCCTACCATGAATGTAAGGACCACGATCATTCACCCGAACAACGGCACACCTCTTGAAGCAAACCCTAAGGCGTGTTCCAAATGGTAGTGTCTTGTGCGCAGTAGTAAGGGCATGTTGATTGTATCGTTCACCGTTAGCAGTAAGGTTACCGTTAAAGCCGGGACCATACCAACTAGCGATCACCGATAGAGTAGTTAGAACAGGAATCATAATAATAAAGCAAAGAACTTTTATATTACTTACTCCTACTAATCCACCAATACACGCGCAGTATTGGCGGATCTATCAATACTTACTTCTTCTTAGTACCGCCACCTTTGTAGCCTTTCTTACCGCAAGCCATGATTAAAATACTCCAGGGATAAGTTGACCCGTCACAACGTAAGCGCCAATAGCAGCCATAACGCCAAGCATAGCAAGGCGACCGTTGAGGAGTTCAGCACGTTCGTTATGAGGCACGGTGTAATCTTTGTCGGTGTACATGATAGGTTCTTTAGCCCAAATGTTGGTGGTCATTAGAATTGAAGATCAGAGTTTTCAAGCTTATTCATTACATCCCGTCGATAAGCTGGGTCGTTATCGTAACGTGGATCACTCATTGCTTGTACAAGTTCAGCTTGGCTACGGAAGGAGTTGTCCTCTTTACTAGCACTACGACCAGTCAACAGGTTACCGTCCTTACCAACTGCATCAGTGTACTTAGCAGCTAGTGCTTGTACAGCAAAGAAGATAGCACTAGGGTCACCTTTACCCATCACTGAATCATACATCTGGATCTCACCTTCGGAAAGGTTTTGTCCAGCCCAGCCGATCATAGATTGATAGGCTTTCTTACCACCTACCATCTTAAACAACTGATCAGCTTGTTCTTGAGTCAGTTGGTTTTCAGTAGGTGCTTCTTCTTCTTCAGACTCTTCTACTTCTTCGTCGGCTTCTTCACCGGGTTCGGCTTCATCGGTTTGCTGTACTTCATCACGTGGTTCTCCTAGTTTCTTTTGAAGTTCGATGTATGCTTGTTCAAGGGATTGAGCATCCTTAAACTTACCAGCATACATTGGGTTTTGTTCACCT